CTCCGATTGCGCCTCCCACGTCCCCCACTACTCCACTGCGGAGCGCGTCCGCATAGCCAGTGGCCATAGTTCCGACATTAGCCAGCTTACCACGAAATCCTGGCAATACCGGCTCCAAAATCTTGCTGATGAATCCAATCGGATTCAACACTCCCTTCACGATTTCGCCAAACGACCAGCTTCCGCCGGTGCGATCAGAACTGCGAGTATCAGCTTTGAGTCGTTCATCTTCCAGACGACGCTTCATTTCCTCAATCGCTGCTTCAGCCAAGTCCAATTCTGATTGCCGCCCGGCTGCTTGGTCGATCGTCCAATCCAGCTCCTGCTCAGGAGTTCGCCCAACTCCTAAATCGGTTCCTTTCTCTGCCACGTCCTTGGGCTGAGTGAACAAGCGTGCCACCAAGGTCAAGTTCGTTCCCTCCATTGAGCGGAACCTCTTGAGTGGTAGGCGCAATAGATGTCACTGTAAACTCATGTCTTACAGGCACACCTCTTTCTAAAGTCAAAATCTGCTCTCGAATTGCTTGAGCTACCTCGGCAGGTAGCGGAACGGCATCTCGATCAATGGAATACAATCCTTCGAGCGTCGATGAATTTTGCGTAGCTGCATTAAGCAATGCTTTAGCTGCTAGTGCAACCAGTTTTTCATCTCTGGTAGCATCTGGTTGTCTTGCATTACGCTTCACCATTTCAACGAATTCAGCATCAGCTGCTTTCCTCAGCATGAGCTCATTGACTTGGCCCTGAGCCAAAAGTCCTCTGAAGTCATGCAATTGTGCAGCTAGGTCGGTCCTGTTCAATGCCGCACTGTTCAGCAATTTGCTGACTGGAATCATCTCCTCGGTTGTGCCGGCACTGCGTCCCAACCCAAGCCAGTTGCCAGCTCCTGGGATCCTAATCGAAGGTGTGTTCTTGATCCTAGTATCGGCAAATTGGGCAAGCGACTGCTTCACTGGTAGGGTAATTGGTGCGAAACTGCTCTCAGCCATACCACTATGGTTTATTTGCGATCTGCGTGTTGTTGTTTCCATAGCGGGTGGTATGCTGCAGGGCCTGGCCAAGTGCATCGCTGCACCGGACTCTACTACTCAAAACTGGGCTATTCGACCCTCCCTAAGCCCAGGTCCGTTCTCGGACCTTCGATCGGTTTATAGTTGCCCGCTAACTCGAACTTCTGCTGTAGCCCGCTTTCATCACCGATAGAATCGCGTGTCTACCGATTTTGCACCGCACTAATTGGTTTCATAGGATGAGCCCGGACGCCCTCTTTGCGCATTTGCCGGAGCTAAGGGCTCGCTTCGCTAGTGGGATAGTGCTGGGTTGTAGGCGCAAGGTTGTTGGGTAACTGTGGAAGCTCATTCATACGCTGCTCTACCACAGAAAGGTTGTCCCAATCCCCACTTTTCAACTACAGTTTCCATTCAACCGTACGATATTACGGAGTCTTGCGGTATAGCCTTGACCCCAAAGAAGCGTCTCCCCTCGCAGGGAGACTAGACGCGCAGCATGCACACAGATTCAACCAAGCGTCTATCCGGTTACCGAGCTTCGCTCTCTTCTTGACTTACGTCTCAATTCATCTCAACGGCGGCAGCCACCGTGCTGAAATGAGGCAGAAAAAAGGTGTTCCAAGG